GTGTTGTCACAGAAAAAGGCATCATGCACTTGACAAATCATAAAAAACTACTTAGACTAGGTTTGTTCCCGTTAAAGATAAATAATAGATCGTTGAGATCTATAAGATGAGTTATGAAAATCCTTGGATATACCTGGAACAACCTTTTGATAGTGATTCTATTGGGGACAACTTTGGTTTTGTTTATAAAATTACCAATCTCCTCAACGGTCGATCGTACATTGGAAGAAAGTATTTTTGGTCGTTTAGAACGCCACCAGGAAAGAAAAGAAAACAAAAACAAGAGAGTGATTGGAAGCGGTATTACGGATCTTGTCCAGAATTAAAAGAAGATATCAAAAAGACTAACAATAAAGTATTCTTTAAGAGAGAAATCCTTTCTTTACATAAGACAAAAGGAACTTGTAACTTTGAGGAAACAAAACAACTGTTCTTAAATAATGTCTTATCTGAGGCACTTGACAATGGAGACCCTGCGTTCTATAATAGCAATATTCTCGGACGCTACATGCGAAAGGACTATGGTAACTTTGGAAGAAACACTGACAGTGACACATGACTGGGCAGTTGACAGAATGCACACTCTCTGCGATATGAAGACGTATGATGTGTTAGAGTCTGTTGAGAATGCTCATGCGATTCAGTCAGAGTTTGCCGAATGGTTAGACCCTAACGTTGAGGATCATGAAATTTATTCACTCGAATATCTTGGAGAAGATGACTAATTCATTTGCAATTGCAACTCTTACGGCATTTTTGATTCCTGTATCAGCACCACCAGTTGCTGTTGCACCTCCTCCTGTAGAAATTCCTGTAGTTGAGTTTAAAAAAACTTGGAAGTGTCCTGATTGTACTCCCAACGAAAAGTATGTTTTGGCAGAACTTCAAAAACGTACCAAGATTTCAGATCGAAATGCACTAGCAACTATTCTTGGAAATATCAAACAAGAAAGTAATTTTGTTGCCAATATCTGTGAAGGTGGTGCTCGTGTAAATTATGATCAGTGCCATCGTGGTGGTTATGGTTTGATTCAATGGACTTCTGTCGGACGATATCTTGCTCTAGGATTTTTTGCTAAGAAGTATAATTGTAATCCAAGCACGTTACAATGCCAGACACGTTTTATGATTAATGAAACGACATTCCAAAAATACCTTCCTGAATTCGAAGGTCGTGGATATAGTATCAGTCAATACATGGTTCCTGCCTATTATTGGTTAGGATGGGGTATCAAGGGTAATAGGGAATATTACTCATATAACTATAGTAAGAAACTAGTTCTGGCATGATTAAAAAAGCAATCGCAGCAATCAAAGAAATCTTTATTCCTCTTAGTGAGTTTAAAGAAAATAAAGTAATTTGTGAGATTGATGATCAAACAGTAGATTGTGAAGGTGAAGCATTTACTCAAGACGCTTTGAACTATTATGCACCTTATACTGGTGTTCCGGCACCTGCATATCTAAAAGACGATCCTTGGTTTGGTTCTCCTGTGTATAGTGAAAAGCAAAAAGATTATATGGAAATCGAAACTGAAATGAAGATTCAGGAAGAACAACAACGTCAGGAAGCAGGTGTAGAACCTGAAGACATTCATCAAAGGATGTATGAGATTGCAACCAAGAGTTGGAATACAGTGTTAGAAACTCAAGGTGGTTCTGAGAACTTTCATGAAGGACCTGGTGGTTGGAACTCTGGTAATGGTATGGGACAGTTTCAAAAATGAATCAAGATTGGCGTTACAGTGATGAAAGAATGGATGTCCGTACACAAGGACTAAACATTCTACTTAAAAGATTTGGGTCTCAGATTTGTTCTGATGGATCACCTAGATATACTAACCAAAGTATTTACGAATGTGTGCACGATTGGGTTTCACAAGGTAATGTAAATACTAATGGAATTGTCAAATACTATGAGGCATATTATGCGTAAGACTATTCTTGCTATGTTGGCAGCAGTTTCTCTCACAACTCCTGCACTTGCTGACTCTAAGATCACCAAGGGTTACAATACTATGGATGCAATGGGGTGTATGCTACTTCGAGAGTGTACCGATGGAGTCGATAAAATCGAGAGTATCGCAACTATTGCTGATGAGTATCCCGATACTGATTATAGTATTGTTGCTGACGAGTTCAACACAATGCTCGTTGCCTTGGAGCAAGTCGGAGTTGGGGTGTTTCTAGCAGATAGTAAGTACTTCCCTCATACTCATCGTGGTGTTTATCATACTGTTGGTAATAACTTCTTCCTCAATAAGAAGTATATGGACAGCACCAATTACCTGATGCAGGTAATGCGTCATGAGGGATGGCACGCTGCACAGGATTGTATGGCAGGAACGATTGAAAATAGTCTGATTGCTATCATCAAACCTGAAGAATCTGTTCCTATGATTTGGCGTGTGATGGCAGAACGTAGTTATCCAAAGTCTGCTGTGCCCTGGGAAGCAGAAGCAGGATGGGCAGGTCGTACTGAGAATATGACAATGGAAGCACTACAAGCTTGTGCTGCCGGGGAGATGTGGAAGGTCTATGAACCAACTCCTTTGACCCGTAAGTATCTGGTTGAAAATGGATACCTTGATAAATAATATCATCCTACACGGAAAAACACCCAAGAAGAGTTCTGCGAAAGCTCCTTGTGTTATAATGGTGAACTCTTTGTTGGATAATCTTTTTCAAGTATGACAAACTTAACAAGAGATGTGTTGATCAAGACCATCGTCGCAAAGGAAATGCAAATGTGCGACAGTCCTGATTACACTCAAAAACTAAAGACGACCTATCACAAATGGGAACACGAATCTAGTTCTGTTCTCTGTCAAAAATTTAATCAACTAGAACACACAAACATCACTGTAGATTTACTTCAACCATAAATAGCAGAGCCATGCCTGCTACACATGCCAGAAGAAGTCAAAACTCCTGAGGTAAAGAAGGAAGAACCTAAAAAGAAAGGTCCCCTCGGAAAACTAAAGGAAAAAGCAGAAGACTCTGAAGAACAACTTGCTATCGTTTCCACCTTTGTAAGACTGGGTATTCTTATCTGGTCTGGTGGTATTTTGACTTTGAACTATGTGACCATTCCTAGTTTCCCACAAGGGAAGATCGATCCAACTTTCATCGCCTCCGTTTTTACAGGCGTTTTAGCGACTTTTGGCGTTCAAACTGCCAAGAGTAAAAATGGAAATGGTGCTAGTGCATCCGGTGGTGTCAGCAAGGCTGATATGGAGAAGTTAATTGAAAGAGCAACCCAAACTGCCCCTGCTCAAACGATTAGGATTGAGCAAGCACCAATCAAAATCTCAGGACAAAATGATGGAGAACCCCCAGTCAGACCGACCATTTAAGTGGATTCTCCTCACAGTGGGGACACTGTTTGGAGTTGCACACATTGGAGTTTTGGGTCATCTGATGGATCGAACTCAGATACCCAAAATTGATCTGCCTCTGAATGATTACAGTTCCTATGTCATTCGTGCAGGTAAAGATGGTTATACAATTGAATATAAAGGTAATGATCCAAAGGTAATGACTACTACCAAAGACATTAGAAAATCTAATGGATTATTTGGTATTGGTGGTAAATCGGAGATTACTACTTATGAGCAGTATACAATGGATGGTGCCCGCAACACGGGTGGAGGTGCACTGGGAAAGTTGAGTGCAAAAAGAGAAGAGTGTATAAAGGCGGCAGGTGGTGGAGAATCGACCGGGAGAATAGTGGGTGCTAGTGTTGGTGCTTCTGCCGCATCATTCTTAAGTGGAATTCCATATATAGGATGGGTTGCTGCCGGATGGATTGCCATGTTGGGTCAAGACACTGGTGCTGAAGTTGGTAGTGAACTCGCAACATCTATGATGGAAGGATGCGATGAACTTACTGCTGAGACCACTGAATGATGTAAACGATGTAACTTGGAGTATTGTTATTTCTCTAATAATACTTCTTGCTGGAGTTGGTTACTACATATATACTATTATGAAAATAGCTTTTGCAGAACTAGAAGATGGCGACTCTAAATGAAGTATCAGCAAAGATAACAGAAGTTGATGCTAAGCAAGATAAAGAGATTGCAGTTCTTACCCACAAGGTAGAAGATTTGCAAAAGACTATTGATGATTTGAAAAATAGAATTCGTAAGAATGAAAGGTGGATTGCCGGTGCTGGTGCTGTTATCACTGCTGCCGTTACAGTTATAGGGTTAGCAACAGCATTAGATGCCAAGGAGGTAAATTATGGGAGCAATGATCCCACCCAGCAGGAAGTCGTGCTACAACTTTCGAGTGATTGAGATCAACCGTGTTGTTGACGGCGATACTATTGATGTCACCATTGATCTTGGGTTTGACCTATACAAGAAAGAAAGAGTTAGAGTTGCAGGCGTTGATACGCCGGAGAAAAGAACCAGGGACCTAGAGGAAAAGGAGTTGGGAATTGAGGCAACGAATTGGCTCAAGGAGGCACTGGATGGTGCCATTGCTGGGGATGATGATCTTGTTATTCGCACTGAGCTTGTTGGTGGTGTCGGTAAGTACGGTAGACTTCTCGGATGGTTATATATCGGAGATGCAGAACTTTCACTTAACGAATTAATGATTGAAGAAGGATATGCCTGGGCATATGATGGAGGAACAAAACAGAAAAACTTCGAAGAACTAAGAGAAATTCGTCGTACCAAAGGTACGTTAATCTAATGCAAAAAGTAATCAATGTACTCGCACTTGCGTCTTTTGCTGTATCTGGTGCCATCGTTGCTGGTGGTGCTTATGTATATCTTAACAAAGATGCAATGATTGAAAGTGCAAAGCAAGCAGCAACCAAAGCAGCAACAGAGGCAGTTACAGCAGCACTTCCTGGATTGTTAGATGCTGCTATGCCAGAGATGCCTGAAGTAACCGGTGGTGCTATTCCTGGTGGTGGAGGACTGCCTAGTTTCTGAGAATTCTATGAAGGTTGATATATAAATTAGTTATTTTATTGATATGACAGTAACTAAACCTAGAAGAAGATCTAAACCTCAAGGTAAAAGTGATAATAAATTTTTTCTTTATGTGATGTTCTATCATTTCTTTGAAGGACTTGCTGGCATTTTTAAGAATGATTGATGGCAGAAATACCTGAAATTAGAATACGATCTGTGGATGTTCCACGAGTCCCTGATTACTTAATGCAACCACCGCAGTCTATTCCTAGTTCTGTTCCTGTTACGGTTCAGATAGGATTTCCTGTGGTGGATCTTCCTGGTTGTATTGAGGTGCATGAAACAAATAATGCTAAAAATAATCAGATTAAAACTGATGATGAACGGGGAGTTTTAACTTTCTGTGATGGGCACATACCATCTTTTAATCCTATTAATTTTAATGAGGAAGTAGAACTACCAACTCCTAAACCACCCATTCCCACATACAAGGCACCAGAAGTTCCAGGAATACCAGAGATTCCTAAAGATGCTATACCAAAACCAAAGGAGGAAAAGGTTCCCTGTCCTGGTCCTAATGCACCTAGAATCGGTGATGTAGCACAAAATAAGAAGGAGAAGGTTTCTGGGTTTGAGTTACAGAATGTAAATGGTCAGCAGATATGTGTAACTCTTTACGAACCAATCCCATTCACAGAGCAATATTTGCCAGCACCACAAGTTGTAGCAACAACTGCCGGTATTGCTGCCGTAGCAACCACATCTGCTCTGTTAGCAAAACCAGTGGCAGATCTTTTACTTAAGGTAGTAAAACCACTGGTAAAGAAAACAATCAAAAAAATTGCTGCTAAGTTAGGAAAACATCAGCAGCATTATAGTGTATCTGAACGTAGAGAAATTCAGAGAGAATTATCTCAGGCAGTTAGAATTATGAAAAATATGAAGAAGTAATTATTCGATTGCACCACCAAGATCTTCTGCTTTCCTTGATGTTCTTGTAGGTTTGGGAATAGTATGAACGTGTGGTTTGATATGATTTACGTTCTGAACTACCACGTCAGCACATATTTTATAATAAGGACTTCTGGGATGAAAATTTATTCCCTCCTTTATCAACTGACCACAATTCTTGAGTCTGGCGATCTCAAAATCTAATCTCTTATTTGCTGCTGCTTGTTTCATCAAATCAATGTTTGCTGCTGCAGCTTGTTTGCATTGGTCTTGTAGTGTCTTATCTAATGGTGTGCTCCAAGTCATAGAGAAACCAACACTTAAATTATAATTATCCTTCTGTCCTGTTCTTACCGGAACTCTGTATAAAATATCGCCAGGATTGTCTGGTGCACCGTCTCCGATTGCTTCTCCGTCATCATCAAAGTCCCCAACCATATCTCTCATATCATAAACATTATCATAGTATTGTCCTTGAAATGGTTTCTGAGCGGATACTGCTCCTGTTACATACGGCGTAAAGTTCATAGTGGGACCTTGACACTGGATCCCCCCGCCGTAAGTATTAGTAATATATGGGCCTTGTAAAACCTGAATTGCCTGATTAGTAACTGAGCCTGAACTATTCGCCACAGGCGCAGCAGTCGCACTTACACCTCCGACTTCCGCACTTGCAGGTAGGGCATTCGCAATACTTGTTAGACATAAGATTACTGGGAGAAAATACTTGTTGTAGTTGTTATACTTTCGACCTCTGTTGTTCTCTGGATAATTGTCTGGTTGCTTAATCCCGGACCTTGATAGGTTTCCGTGAACTGGAATGCTGCTCCGGGATTTGTTTGTGCAAAGGATGGTTTGCTTGTCACTCCTGTCCATGTTGATGTCACTCCGTCAATAGTTACTGTATTTGTTCCAGTTCCAGGTGAAAGATTTCCTGATGCCGTAACTCCACTTCCTGTAGCAGAATATTGATAACCTGTGTTATAATCCATCGAATTGATGGTTTCTACTACTTTTGATTTTGTTTCAGTCGTACTAGTCATTGATCCTTGGGTGAAGTTAGGAACAACTGGAACAGCCTGTGCTGCCCCGTGTAGTGCTCCTAAGATCAAACCAAGACCT